GTAATAGTAAAATACTTTACGAGTGCAAAGATTCTGGTAGTATAGATTTTTACGGGTGGGCAGACACAGACGAAAACGATCAAGATATAGAAGTTGTTATAGCAGCCGGACAAGGCGGCACAGTAATTATAGAGTGTGCTAAGGTATCTGGCTACGGTTCACAGCAACATCAAGGTGCTGATGGAGATTTAGGATAATGAAACTAATAAAAGAAGTTACAGAAGAGATCAAATATATATCTGAGCTTAATGAAGAGACAGGAAAAAAGTCGCACTTCATCGAAGGCGTTTTCCTGCAATCTAATCTCAAGAATCGTAACGGCAGAATGTATCCTAAAGCAGTGATGCAGAAAGAAGTCGCTAGATACACAGCAGAAGCTATCGAAAAGAAACGAGCTTATGGCGAACTAGGACATCCAGAGGGTCCTACTGTTAATCTTGATCGTGTTTCTCATATGATTGTCGGTCTTAAAGAAGATGGTGACAATTATATCGGACGGGCAAAAATTCTCGATACTCCTATGGGACGTATTGTAAAAGAGCTTATTGACGAAGGAGCTAGTTTAGGTGTTAGCTCTCGTGGATTAGGTTCACTCAAAGAAAAGGATGGCGTAAACGAAGTACAAGAAGACTTCATGTTAGCAACTGCTGCTGACATCGTTGCTGATCCTTCTGCACCTGATGCTTATGTTCAAGGCATTATGGAGAATAAAGAGTGGACTTTTGTGAACGGTATTTGGCAAGAAAAAGAGCTTGATGAAGCTAAAAATTTGATACATGCTGCAAGTTCTAAAGAACTTGAAGCTGCTAAGTTACAGGTTTTTGAAAACTTCTTGACTAAGTTATCGAAAATTTAAATTTTTATAAATATATATTAGAACAGAGTAATATAATCTAATAGGAGAATAAACATGGGTGTAGAATCCAAAATCCGAGAGCTTATGGAAGGCGCTGCAAATCGTCCTAAAGATAAGCAACAAGGTGATGCTTCTAGTCCTGCACAAGGTAGCTCAGACGCTAACCCTGAAGTTCAAGACCTTTGTGGTACTGGAAATAAGGAAGGCGGCTTGACTGATGATGTAGGTAAAAAAGCAGCAGACAAAGCGTCTAAAGACACCACTCTGCCTAAAGGAGCCGGTGCAAAAGAAGCCCCTGCTAATTTTGAAACCAAAGCAGAGCCAACATATTCTGAAGAAGCAGAATCTGAAGAAGAAGCCATAGTTGAAGACGAAGTAGTAACTGATGAAGTTATTGCGGAAGACGAAATTGTTGCCGACGCTGAAGAGCATCACGACAAACCTGAAGAGCATGAAGAAGAGGCTGAAGAAATTTCAGAAGAAGAAACCGAAGAAGTTGTTGAAGACTCAACTCTTTTTGAGGCTGATCTTAATGCCCTATTTGCTGACGAAGAGCATCTTACAGAAGAATTTAAAGTAAAAGCAGCGGAAGTGTTTGAAGCTGTTGTTACTTCCAGAGTTACTGCTGAAATTGTACAAATCGAAGAAGAACTAACTGAGGCTGCAAACAAAGAGTTTGAGTCACAGATGGAGCAAATGGTAGAGAACATCGATAAGTATCTCGGCTATGTTACTGAAAACTGGATGACTGATAATCAAATCGCCATCGAGAGCGGCATTCGCACAGAAGTAACTGAGTCTTTCATTAAAGGCCTTCAGCAAGTATTCACAGAACATTATATTGATGTACCAGAAGAAAAGTATGATGCAATGACTGAAATGCAACAGCAAATTGATAGCCTTACTGCTAAGTTGGACGAAGAAGTTGAGTCTAAGATGTCAGCAGAACATGAAGCCATTACTTTGAAAAAGCAAGCAGCATTTGCTAATATTTCAGAAGACTTGGCGTCAACTGAAAAAGAAAAATTTGCAACATTAGTTGAAGACATTACTTACACTGGTATGGATTCATATGAGCAAAAACTTCAGGTTGTTAAAGAAAACTATTTTCCAAAAGAAGTAGTTTCTGAAGACAAACTTGAAGACACTTTTGAGGCTACAAATGAAGTAACTAATACAGTTATGTCTAAGTATGCTCAGGCAATTTCAAAAACAACAAAATTTAATTAAACCGAAAGTAAATTTTTTATAAATAGTACTATTATAATAAAACTGAAAACCAAGGAGACTTAAATGTATCTTTCAGAGCAAATTGAGAACAAATGGGAACCAGTGCTTGAACACGCTGACCTGCAGCCTATTGCAGATCCGTACAAGAAAGCTGTTACCGCTGTAGTTCTCGAAAACCAAGAAAAGGCCCTTCAAGAAGAGAAGGGTATCATGGAAGCAACACATGCCAACCAAACAGGTGGCAATGTTGATAACTACGATCCGATTCTTATCAGCTTGGTAAGGCGAGCCCTTCCTAATCTGATGGCTTATGACGTTGCTGGTGTTCAACCAATGACTGGACCAACTGGTCTGATCTTTGCTATGAAGTCACACTACACTAGTCAAACTGGCACTGAAGCACTTTTCAACGAAGCTGACACTGATTTCTCTGGTGGTGGTACTCACGCTGGTTCAAACCCAGTTGACGGTACTTATACTAGTGGTGCTGGTGTTGCAACTTCTACTGCTGAAGGTTTCGGTGACTCAACTACTTTGAACGAAATGGCTTTCTCAATTGAGAAGACTACTGTTACAGCCAAGTCTCGTGCATTGAAAGCTGAGTACACAGTAGAACTCGCACAAGACTTGAAAGCAATTCACGGTCTTGATGCTGAGTCAGAACTTTCTAACATTCTTTCACAAGAAATTCTTGCTGAAATTAACCGTGAAGTCATTCGTACAATCTACAAAGTCGCTAAGCCTGGTTCTGCATCTACTGCAACCCCTGGTACTTTCGACCTTGACGTTGACTCAAACGGTCGCTGGTCTGTTGAGCGTTTTAAAGGCTTGCTGTTTAACATCGAGCGTGACGCTAACGTGATTGCACAAGATACTCGTAGAGGAAAAGGTAACTTCATTATCTGTTCTTCTGACGTAGCATCTGCTCTTGCAATGTCTGGTGTACTTGATTACGCCCCAGCTCTTAACACTAACCTGAATGTAGATGACACTGGCAACACTTTCGCCGGCGTACTTAACGGTCGTTTCAAAGTCTACATTGATCCATACAGTGCAAACACTGGTGCAGCTTCACAGTTCTATGTAGCTGGATATAAAGGCACTAGCCCTTATGACGCTGGTATCTTCTACTGCCCATATGTTCCACTGCAAATGGTTCGTGCAATTGATCCTGCGACCTTCCAGCCCAAGATCGGCTTCAAGACTCGTTACGGCATGATTGCTAATCCATATGTTACACAATCTAACGGTACTACTGACGGTGATACTTTCACTGCTGATCGTAACCAGTACTATCGTTCAGTCAAAGTAACTAACTTAATGTAAGTTACTCGCAAAAAATAAAAAGAATTGCTATAGCAATCATTTTTAGAAAGGGCTCTTCGGAGCCCTTTTTTTGCCTAAAAAAAGATAACATGCATAAAAAACAGGTGTAATATTGTTTTACATGATAGTAATGAGGTTTCAGTTGTTATAAATATATCTACAATACAATTATTGGAGAAAAGAATGAAAAAGATATCGTTACTATTCCTAGCAATTATTTCACCCGCTATTTTTGCTCAGACATACACAGATGACGTAGCAGAAATCATAAACAACAACTGTGTAACTTGTCACCGTCCTGGTGGTGTTGGTCCAATGAGTTTTGAATCTTACGATCAGGTAAGACCATGGGCACCACTAATTCAATTGAAAGTCGCTTCAAGAGAAATGCCTCCCTATGCGTATGATCAACATATCGGTATTCAAGACCTGGAAGGCGACTGGCGTTTAAGTGACGAGCAGATTGACACTATCGTAGCATGGGTAAATGAAGGGTCTCCCTACGGTGACCAAGATATAGTACCTCAGTTACCAGAAATTCCAGATCCCGATGACTGGAGATTCTCTGCTATGTTCGGTCAGCCTGATATGATTGTTGCTTCACAAGCATACGACATTCCTGCAAATGGAAACGATTTGTGGAGTAAGGAATTTGTAAACCCACAGCTTACAGAAAACAAATGTATCAAAGCAGTGCAAGTTAAGCCACGAGGCGATGCAGCAGCAGTTGTTCATCACGCCAATTCAGATGTGTATATGTATGACGAAGAAGGTGAGCTTGTTCCTTACGGTCAGTTGACTGAGTATGCTATGGGCAAATGGGGCGAAGTGATGCCCGAAGGTGTTTGCCGTACAATGCCAGCAGGGTCATTAGTACGTTGGGACATCCATATGTTCCCAGGTGGAGTTGGTGCAACTGCTGAAGGTGGCATGATCAAAGACAACGTAGTAGAGATTGGTCTTTGGTTCCACGAAGATGGCTTTGAAGAGCAAGAAAATATCTATCAGCAGGACTTACGCCTGTATCCTCTACGAGACGGATATGAAAACGGTCATCTGATTGTACCCCCACATGGTTATGCTATGACTCAAGGATTCCATAGTTTTGATCATCCTGTACGAATCGACAGCTTCCAGCCTCACGGACACCTTCGTATGAATGCTGCCAGCTTAGAGATTTTTGATCCTAATACAGGTCGTACACAGCCAGTTAGCCAGATTTCTAAATGGAGTGCAACATGGCATCACAGCCATATA